TGATAATATGCAGTACAACAAGTCTGTTGGATGCGTTGATATCCATATAGATACAAAGCGGATAGACAATAATATACGGAACGCGCAGAAGTTGCTTAACATGCAGGTGGTTGCAGATTGTGACGAATACATACCAATGGCACAGGGAGCCTTGCGAGGATCGGCAAATTATCCGGATGGCATATATGGTGGACAAGTGGCATGGAATACTCCATATGCACATTACCAGTATATGGGGGAATTGTATCTGACAGAAGACGGTCGATCTTTTGCGAACAAAGGCGAGAGAAAATACCCTACAGGAATGCCACTTGTACAACATACTCCGGAAACTACAGATCATTGGTTTGACAGAGCAAAGGAAACGCATGGAAAACAATGGGTGGATTTAGTTAAGAGAGAGGCGGGCAAAGAATAGTGCTGACACCGGATTACTTCTATGGAAAATCTGACAAGTTAATAGAGATGTACCAAGATCTCGAAGATTGGATTCTGCAAGACATTGCTATGCGTCTTGTGGCAGCAGGATCGCTATCCGGTACTGCCGATCGTGAGTTGTGGAAGCTTCAGCAGATGGGATTGCATCGGCAGGAGATTATTAAACGCATCTCACAGCTTACAGAGAAAAGCAGAAATGAGGTGCGCCGTCTCTTAAGAGATAGCGTGCTTACTTCGTTTTCGGATGATCATAGCGTTTTGGAACGATTTGCAAGTGTGCAGCCACCCTTGCAAAATAATGCGGTGATCACTGTAATGAATGCAGAACTTATGAAAACATTTGGAGAGTTGAGCAATCTTACAAATACGACAATTGATCAATCGCAAAAAAATCTGCTGAATCTCCTAAACGAAGTAGATTTTCGTGTGGCAAGTGGGTTGCAATCATATAGTAGTGCAATTTGTGAAGTGCTGGATAGATATGCAGAAAATGGAATGAACGTAAATTATCCGACTGGATCACGCAGATCATTGGAAGCAGCAGTGAGATGCTGCATAGTAACATCCATGAATCAGACAGCCGCACAGGTTACGAATAAGTATATTATCGAAGCTGGGGCAGAATATGTTCTGGTTTCCGCACATATGGGTGCTCGGCATGACAAGAACAACCCTACAGGATTGCAGTCACATGATTGGTGGCAAGGGAAAGTATACAAGATTCGTGGTTCTGATCCGGATGCGCCGAATCTTCTGGAAGCTACCGGATATGATATAAATCCACAGACCGGAGAGGGACATGTGGTTAATCCTCTAGGACTTCACGGTTATAATTGCCGGCATTCACATAAGCCTTGGGATAAGTCTTTAAGCAATCCGTATGTGGATGCGAATGGAAACCCGAAAATTGATGTGCATGAGAGCCAGCAACTGTATGATCTGCAGCAACAGCAAAGAGCAATGGAGCGTGCTATCCGAAAAACAAAACGGCAGTTGCTTGTGAAAGAACAGGAGCTGAAAGCGTATCCGGATGACGAGAATATTCGTAGTGACTATGATAAGCTGGCATACAAGCTCCGGATGCAAAATCGTAAATATGGAGAATTTTGTGCAGAGAATAATCTACAAAGGCAGTATGATCGTGTCAAGGTTGCTGGATTCAAGAAAGAGCAGGCAAAGAGTGCAAATGGTAGAGCGACGGCATATAGCAATTATGCATCTAAATATAACGGAGTTCCAAATGCATGGATGAAAACAAAAGGTCAAAAAATTGATCCAAACATAAAAGTTATTAATCCTAATTTCAGTAATGAAAATTGTGCCAGCGGAGTGGTTGCTTATGAAATGAGACAACGTGGATTGAATATTGTCGCAAAAGATAAAGGAATTTTAGAATTGATGCAAGAACCGTGGAAAGCATGGGAAAACGTAGAACCTATTGAAGGTTTATCGAAACATGATATAATTGAGTTAATAAAAGCAGAGCATGGGAATTGCAGATATGAATTGGCATTTGAACATAAATATGGAGCGCATTGTGTTGTGTTGGAAAAATATGGCAAAACAATTAGTGTTGTAGATCCACAAACCGGTGATCGATATAATGCTGATGAATATAAAGTGGAAATGAATAATATATTATTCTGGAAAATTAGTGATGCAGAAGTGTCAAAGGATGGAGTGAGAGGATGCAGAACAATGAATTGATAAAAAAGGCATATGAATATTTTGAAAAAGGTTCTTTGCGTGGTTTGTATGCAGTATATGATATTGGAGATTGTATTGTAGCCTTTGGCGGGAATCCAAATATAAAGATATATGGTTGCAGAAGCATTGAAGTGAACAAAATATCTGGAGATATAAAATTATTTGCTTCGTGGATGAACAACAATGAGGAATTGCTAGAGAACGGGATAGCATTGGATATTCCAGAGGAATATATGTATAAAGAAGGGGCATAGCGTCCCTACTTTTTATTTGGTACAAAAACATGTTCAATCTGATGTAATATAATATTGCAAGCGGATTTATTCCACTAACTATCTTATAGTTCTCCCAATTACTTTCATTACTCAGGGAAAGCGCCTTGAAATATAGGCGCTTTTTGCGTGTCTAAAATTGGTACAAATCTTTTATAATCCCATGATAAAATTAATATAACAAATGAATAAGCACCGGACGGAACGTAGGAATCCGTTCGCTGACCTACAAAAGTTATAGGATGAACCATGCGGCGCGTCCTATTGTTGGGCGTGCCTTTTTATTTGCGTTTTGCCAGCTATGGAGTAAATAGCAACTCATTCGCGCCGGACTGTCCGGAGTAACAACTTGGAAAGAAAGAGGTAGGAAACATGATAAAAGTAATCAGTGAATTGGAAAAGATTGGTCTGAAACTGACAGATGAGCAGAAAGAATCTATCAAGAAGAGTATGGGCGAAGAACTGTACTCAAAGCAGGAACTTGATAAGAAGGTCGGAAAAGTAGAAACCGAACGTGATACCTATAAGGAACGCGCGGAGACTGCGGAAGAAACCTTAAAAGGGTTTGACGGCAAGGATTTCGAAACTATCACAAAGGAACGTGATGAGTGGAAGCAGAAAGCAGAACTTGCGGAAAAGGATTACAGTGCGAAATTGGCAGAGCGTGAGAAGAATGATCTGTTAAAAGAAGCCTGTGAGAGTATCAAGTTTTCTTCTGAATCTGCAAAGAAAGCCATCATGGCAGATATTGCGGCCAGTGTGTCAGTGAAAGATGGAAAGCTGATTGGATTCAACGATTTGCTGGAAGATGCCAAAAAGAGAGATGCAAGTGCTTTTGTGAATGAAGAGCAGCAGCACCTTGAGCAGAACAAAGCAAAATTTACAACCCAGCAGAAAAATAATACTGGGGAAACATTAACAAAAGACCAGATCATGGCTATGAAAGATCCGGCAGAGCGCCAGAAAGCCATTAGAGAAAATATTGGTCTGTTTCAGAAAGGAGAATGATTATGCCTACAGAAAATAATTTGATCACGACAACTGATATGACGGATGCACAGATCAGAGAGCTTGACTTCGTTACCCGTTTCAACTATTCAGTTGCAAAGCTGATTGAGGCACTTGGAATTACAAGAAAAATTCCAAAGGTAGCAGGAACTGTATTAAAGACCTATAAGGCAACCGGAACGCTTGAAGATGGTGCAGTGGCTGAGGGCGAGACCATCCCACTGTCCAAGTATAAGGTTGTAGCAACTGATTACAAGGAGATTACGCTTAAGAAGTGGAGAAAGGCTACTTCTGCGGAGAACATTACAAGCTATGGATTCAACCAGGCGGTCAACATGACCACAGAGGAAATGCTCCACGATGTTCAGAGAGGTATCCGTTCAAATTTCTTTAAATTCCTTGCGACAGGAACCGGCAAGACAAAGGGTGCAAACCTTAAGAAGGTGCTTGCGAAGAATATGGGTAAACTTCTTGTCCTGTTTGATACTGACGAGGTTTCGGCTGTACATTTTGTCAATCCGGAAACTGTATACGATTATCTTGGAGACCAGGAAATTACAACGCAGAGTGCTTTTGGCATGACATATGTCGAGAATTTCCTTGGATACGGCACTTTGTTTATGAACGCATCTGTTCCAGAAGGGAATGTATTCTCGACTGTTGCTGAAAATGTGGTTCTGTACTATATCGCGGTCAACGGGGCAGATCTCGGGGAAGCCTTCAACTTCACATCGGATGATACCGGATACATTGGAATCCATGAGGTTGCTGATTACGACAACCTTACATGCAAGGATACTGTTGTATCTGGAATGGAACTCTTCGCAGAGAAGTTGGATGGTGTGATCGTTGGAACTGTGGATCCTGATACCGCAGAGGATCACGATTACACAGAGGCGGAACTCAATGCCTTAACTGTTGAGCAGATTAAGGGACTTGCAGCTTACAAGGGTTATACGATCACAAAGTCTGCAAAGGCTGAGATCATTGAAGAGTTTTTAACTGCGCAGCAGGCGTAGTAGGAAGGGGTTTCTAATGGGATACACCACATTTGAGTTTTACAAAAATTCATATTATGGGGATTCTGTTGAGGAATCCCTTTTCCCAAAGTGGGAAGACAAAGCATCCATGAAGCTGGATCAACTGACCTATGGAAATATCAACGATGATACCCGAACAGAATTTGACGAGCGTATTCAGAAAGCAACGTGCGCGCTTGCTGATCTGCTCTATCAGATCGATTACAAGACCACTCATGCGAACGATGCGCAGGCGGGGAATGTCAAGTCGATGTCCTCCGGCGGTCAGTCAATCAGCTTTGGGAGCAACGAAACACTTGTTGATAAGGTGCTGAATGATAAGACGGCACAGAACCGCCTTTGCTATGACACGGTATGCGAATACCTGTCCGGTACCGGATTGCTTTATGCGGGGGTGATGTGATGTTTTTAAAGAGATTATTTTGCAAGCACAGAATGATGCCTTATATGTACATGGATGTTCGCACACACGGCAACCATTATGTCAGGAAGCACATCTGGAAGTGCACGAAATGCGGTAAGGAGTGTGGACGCTGATGGGGCTTGGATTGTTTTACAACGACACGGTGACGCTGTTTAACTACTTTTGTGATCCGGATACCGAGGAAGAGAAGCATTATCCGACTTTGTTGGAGCGAGTGAACCTTGTGGAAACCAAGGGCGCAAATGTGACCAAGAGTGGCATGGATAGCGCGGATGCAGTAAAGCTTTTTGTTGACTTGGGGAAGATATCTAAACCATACATGGAGCCGAAAGCGTGGGATGCTCTTCCGGACGATGAAAAGCCAAACTATATCACGTTCCACCCGACAGATGATTTTTTCATCAAAGGCGATCATACCGACTTGGAGATTCCAGAATCAGAAGCCTATGGATGGGCACATGACAATCTGGATTCTGTATACAAAGTAACGACGGTAGACCGGTATGAGGACATCATGCCACATTTTGAGGTTGGAGGTGTGTAATTGGAAGAGGTAGAGAAACTTACCATAAAAGACGCAGAGAGCGCGCAAAACGCAGTGCTGGATTTGATTTTGAAGTATCCGGATTTTCCGAAGAACTTTAAAGCCAGCAACAGAAATGTGAAGTGGAACGGCATTAATGCGGATACTTCCATCGGGATTTTCCCATTATCTGGTGCGAGATACATAAAGAAATATGTGAGTGGCAGCTATACAGCACAGATGCCATTCCAAATTGTATACCGCAGTTCTCCGACAAACAACAAATCATCCATAGATGCACAGATGGTTCTGGAGAATTTGAGCAAATGGCTGGAAGATACCGGCATTGAATTTGCTGATCCACACATGACATTACAGGAAATCGCACGTACATCTGTAGTCCTGCCAATTATGCAGGATGAAAAACAGATGGGTTACGGCGTAAATATGCAACTTATATATTTTTACAAAAAATAACAGGAGGAAATACCATGAAAACAAATTTACAGTTTTTTGCAAAAGACCGCACAAACATGGTTTCTTTGCTGGATATTGGATCACTGACCGGTTCCACGGAGAAACTTGCGGAAATGGGTGACGGTTTTACTGAACTGACAGAAGACTGGGGACCAAACACCGAATCTAAGCAGTACGTAAACATGAAGAATGCGTCCAATACAGTAAAGGGATATGCGTTTTCTATGACACCATCCCGCGAATGTCTGTCTGATGATATGCAGACCGCAATTGACACGATGTTCAAGACATTCCCGACGGGGGATAAATGTAATACATATTATTACAGATTTTACAAGGCTGACATTAAATCCGGCACAGGTGATTGCATTCGCCTTCCGGTTACAGTTTGCCCATCAAGTACCGGTGGATCAGGTGGAGATACCCTTACATCATCTATTCAGATTAATGGTAATGGAGAAGTGGAACAGGGAACAATCACAATCGGTGCTGGCGGCACATTTACCTGGAAGAAAAAGGAAGATGCTGCGAGTGCAGGATCAAAGGAATAGGTGTTAATCAACAATTAGCATATCCGGGACGCGTACCTCTCTTTCGCGCCCCGGATTAAGAGAGGATGGTAATTATGGCAGATATTAAAAATATTTCTTTTGATAATGGAATC